GAACCCCCTCACCCCAACCCTCTCCCCGATGGGGAGAGGGAGTAGGGGCGCCCGGTCCAGCAGATAGATTCCGGCAGCGCCGCGGAGTCCGGTCCGATCCCTTCTCCCGGGGGAGAGGGTCAGGATGAGGGGAGTCCGCTGGGCAGACGCGCGCGCCGCAGATGCGTCGGATCCGGTCCCTTCTCCCTGGGGAGAAGGTCAGGATGAGGGGATCCGCTGGGCAGACGCGCGCGCCGCAGATGCGTCGGGTCCGATCCCTTCTCCCTGGGGAGAAGGTCAGGATGAGGGGAAGACCGTCGCCAAACGCCAACCCGACCCCGACGTGGAAGCCCGGACGATCCGCCCGCGGGTGACGGCGGCTCGCGCTAGAATGTTCGGCGGGCCGGCCCCGCCCGGCGGAAGTGGCTCAGTGGTAGAGCATCTCCTTGCCAAGGAGAGGGTCACGGGTTCGAATCCCGTCTTCCGCTCCATGCGTCGCCGTCCGAATCTGTTAAGCGACATCGGCGACGGCATTGCTGTTCATAGATTGTTCATATTTCGGCGTCAAATTGGCTGTTTCGCCGACCAGGAGCGCCTCGACCCGCTCCGCAGCGTCGCGCTGCGTGGCATCGCGCGGATGCACGTAGCGGTCCGCCGTCATGCTGAGCGACGAGTGTCCGAGCCGCCGGCTCACCGTCACCAGATCAACGCCCTGTTCGAGTGAGAGCGTGGCGTGGGTGTCGCGTAGATCGTGGAGCCGGTAGCCCTTGAGGCCCGCCCGCTGGAGCGCCCCCTGGAACCAGCGCCCGAGGCTGGACGGTGCGATCGGGTTTCCATGCGTCCGCGCCCGCCCGTCGAAGCACGTAAAGACGAAGTCGCGGTCGACGTAGGCACTCCCGAACTCGGCGCGAAGCGCGTCCTGCTCGCGCTGGTGCTCGACCAGCATGGCGACGGTCGCGCGGCCAAGGTGGACCAGCCGGCGCTCGTGAGTCTTGGTGTCGCCAAGGCCGTAGCCACCGGGCTGTTTCTTGAGCTGCTCCCGGACCTCAATCGTCCGCGCCTTGAGGTCGACCGAGCGCCAGCGAAGGCCGAGGGCCTCGCCGCGCCGTAGGCCGGTATAGAGCAGGAGCGCCAGGACGGGATAGACCTGCCGCAATTGATCCGGCCCGACGCGGCACACGTCCAGGAGCGAACGCGCCTGCTCCGGTGCCAGCACCTTGTATTCGCGCGGCTTCGCTCGCGGGACGGCGAGTTCAACCGCTGGATTCACGCTGAGAAGCCCGCGACGGACGGCGACCTTGCACATGGCGCTCAGCACCGCCCGGCACGTCCCTGCCGTCGCGACCTTGCCGGCGTCGACGAGCTCGTCGACGCAGCGCTGGGCGTCCTGGTGACCTAGACGATCCAGGCGCCGGTGCCCAATCACCGGCAGGATGTGCCGGCGCGTGATGCCGGAATAGCGGGTATACGTCGCGTGCTCGCGCGTGCGCTCGATTTGCTTGAGCCATTGCTCGGCGAAGACAGTGACGGTGAGGCGGCCATGCTCGACGCCGATGCCCGCATCGAGCTCGGCGAGATATCCCCGCCAGTTGCGCTCAAGCTCGCGTCTCGTGCGCCCGTCCACCGTTCGCGACTTGTAGCGCCCGCCGCCGACGTGGACGCGAAGCAGGAAGCGCCCGGGACTGCGCTCGGTGGCCGACCCTCGAAGTCGTGCAGTGCCCGTCATTGGGGCAGCCTCACGATCTCGGCGTCGGCCTCGGGCGCGTCGGGCATGAGCGCGCCGGATTCGAGCGCCTGCATGAACCGGCGGCGGGGAATCCGCATCCACGTGCCGGCGCGAATGCAGGGAATCTCGCCGCAGTGAATTCCGCTTCGAATCAGGCCTTCGCCCACTCTCAGATATCGGGCCGCATCCCGGACGGTCCAGAATTCTTGCGCTTGGAGACTCGCCTGCTCGTCGGCGGTCAGTAGGCGCTGGGGAACCTTAGGCATCGTCGCGGCCTGCAGGTCGCCCTGCTGCGGCCATCGGGCGCGGGTGCGTCACCGTCAGGCCCCTCATTTCCAGATGACCGTCAGGCCCATCAATGCCAGCTGGTTTTGTCCGTCCGGTGGGATTCCCAGCACGCTGCGCTCAACGATGTCGATGGCATCGCGCATGAGTTTCTGCCGCGTGATCCCCAGCTGCTTGGCCGCCTCATTCGCCAACTCCAGTTGGAGCCCCGACAGCCGGACGGTTTCGGTGCGATTGAAGCGCAGGTCCTCGGGACTCCCAGGCCGCGCACGTGGCCGGCCCGTGGGTTCGCCCATGTGCGTCTCCCTACAGTTTCCTTACCCCAGTACTGTACCACGAACTGCGCCACGAACTGTTGCACGCTAAGCGCATGTAGCGGCCCGTTTCCCGCGTTCGGGGTGTTCGAGGTCCAGCCACGGCGCAAACGTCCGCCCTGCGTCCTGCGTGCGGCCCTGGTGAGCCTCGCGGATGGGCGTCAGGCGCCCACGCGACGTGCCAGCAGCTCCACGTACCGGCCGCGGCCGACTTCCGACACGCCGCGCACCGTGCGCGAGGCGCCGTCCTCGTCCGTGAACGTGTCTCCCGTCGACCATGGGGCGATTTCGGCCCGCACGATGTAGCGCGCATCCGTCACGCCCACCAGGCCGCCGGCCTCGCGCGTTTCCAGGACGTCAGCCGCGGGGAAGTCGCGGCGCTCGGCCCAATAGGTTTCCGTGACTTCCTCCGTGACTTCCTCCGTGCGCGCCGACGTGTCGCCCGCCACCACCGTTAGCAGGATCGGCAGGCCAATATTGGCATCGCCAAACACGTTGCCCTCTTGCAGGTCAATCAGGAACGTCCTGCTCAACTTCTGGAATCCCGTCACCGTGTAGGTGCCGCCATCCGGACGCGGCCAGTCGGCCATGAACGCCACGCCGACTGCGAAGGTGCTGTCCGGCACCGTCGTGCCGTCTTCGTCGGTGGCGACCATCTGCATGCCCGTGGCCGTGGGCGTTAGCGAGCCGCTGGTCGTCGGGCTGCTGGAGTGCCGGTAGCGGTAGGTCGTCGTCCCGCCGCCCGGCACCGCGGGAATCACCACGATGCGCGTGACTTCGCGCGTACTGGTGATAAGCCGATCCAAGACCGGCGCGCGGCGCTCGCTCACTCGGGAACCACCAGACCCGACAGGGCCGCGGCTTGCGTCGTGTCCATGCCGCCGTTCACGAGGCCCTGGAACGCGCGCGCCCGCCCCGTCAGGTCCGCCGCGCCCAATTCGTCGAACGCCAGCGCCAGCTGGGGCGTGTTGAGCTTGAGCCGCAGTTCGTCGCGCACTAGGCGGCCCACGGGCTTGAGCGTGGAGTGCAGAAACTGTCTAAACGATTCCCGCATCGCGGTTCCATCGGACGCGATCAATTGGGCCGGATGCACGCCACACGCCGCGAACACGTGACGCGCGGCGCCCTCGCGCAACGTTTCGAGGGACTCTGGCGGATTCGCGCCGATGCGCTGGGGCTCGTAGTCGGAACGCGGCGCGTTGCCGGCGCCGCCCTCCCAGCCGCCCGCCGTGGTTTCCACCAACGTCAGCTTGCCGGCGAGGCCCCGGATATCGCGTTGCAGGGCGTCGTCCACCTTCGGCACGGGCAGCACGTAGCCGACCCCCGTGGCCACGTCTTGTTGCAGCCGGCGCTCAAGGTTCGCCAGCATGCCTTTGGTAATCCCGATGCGCGCCAACGGGCCGATGCCCTTCCAGGGCTCGGCAGCCGGCGGCGCGTAGCGCACGTGCACGACGGCAGCCGCCGGCACGGTGCGCACCGTCGTGGTGGACGGGCCGGCCAGCGTGAGGCTGTAGAGCCAGCTGGCAGGATCGGCACCGCCCGTCACGTCCCAGTCGCAGGCGGGCTGCAGATAGGCGCCCGTCGCCGCGACTTGCACCAGGTAGACGGCCTCACCGCGCACGAGCAGGGACCGCCCCGCCAGCTCTAGGGCCGTCGCCGTGACGGCAGCCGTCGCTGGCGTCGTGGGCGTCACTTCCGCACTCGCGAGGCCGCGCCCCCACAGGCCGGCGCACGCCTCAACGGCCGCCACTTGGGCCGCCTCGACGGTGTCGCCGTCCGCCGTTTCCAGCAGCGCGGCAATCACCGCGTCGCTGTACGGTGCGGCTTGCCGCGTCTCGCGCGCCTGCCAGGGGAATCGCATCAGACGTACCAGAGTTTCAGCGGCGTGGGGTCGCGGTTTACGGCGTCGCGCGTCGTGAACAGCAGCACGTCTTCAGTCGCCGCCGTCGGCCGTCGCGAGCGTGACGCCCGCGCGGTGCGAAGTCCACGGGAAGACCAGGGCGGCGGCCCCACTGTTGCGCCAGGCGCTCGCGTAGGACTCGCGGCGGCCTGCCGTCGGCATGTCGTAGAGATAGCCCGCAAACCGCACTTTGGCCTCGTCGCGCACCGCCTCGGGCGCGCTGCTGCCGTATTGCTCGATAAAGGCATCCGCCACGCCGTCCAGGCGCGTCAGGATGCCGAGCGTTGGTTCTGTGGGCGCGGTCGTGCCGTCGCCCAGCCGCAGCGCCGCCGCGAGGCCGGTTAGATCAAGCGCCACAACGCCTCCGGTGTCTGGACCACGGGCGCGGGCTCGCGCACGCTGGCGGCCCGTAGGTCCACGGCGGTTTCGTCGTAGGCCGGGCGCGTCACCAGGCTCAGCTCAAAGAGCACGGCGGCCCGGATGCTGCGAATGCCGACGCCCGGATTGCCGGGCTCAGGGACTACCGTTTCGGCATCCGGCACCGCGTCAGGCGGTGGCACGCGAAAGCCGGGCGAGATGCCGCCCACCAGGCCGGCCCGTACGGCGCGCACGGCGTCCACCATCCAGGTGGGCTGCTCGCCCTCCGGTGGCAGCGTCGCCGTGAACGTGAGCGCCGTGGGCGTGTCACGCAGCACCAGGGACTTGCCCAGCTTCGAGGCCAGCGGGCGGTTGAAGCTATGCCCGCTCAGCAGGTGAATCTCGCGCAGCGGGTCGGCAACCGCGAATTGGAACGCAAACGGCTCGAAGCGCTCTTTACGCACCTCGCCGCGGTCCGCGACGGTCGCGACCTTGCCGTAGGGGAACGCGCCCGTCAGCGTCCGGCCGCGCTGGCGGTATTCCAGCTCGACTGGCCACACGTGGCGGACTTCGAGGCCCTCCATGCGGTGCCCCTCTAGGTGACGTACTTGAGTCGGCGGAAGCTGGCGACTCGCGGGAACGCGAGGCCCCACAAGTAGTGGAGCGTGAGCCCAACTTCGCCCTTCGTCGCGCCGCTGTACGGGTCGCGCACCAGCTGGCCGCTGGACCACACGGGCGCGACACCCGCGTTCTGGATGCCGCGACGCAGCCCGAAGAACGCGCCGAAGTCGCCGTTGGACGTGGCGTCCTCGATCCGGCCGCGCGTGATCCAGCTCACGCCGTTGTCGCGCAGAAACTTGGCGATCGTGTCGTTGGACGCCGCCGAGTTCTGCACGGTGCCGAGCCACAGCGTGTTGCTGCCGACGGTCGCAACGATGTGCACGTCCGCCACGCTGGCCGCGTGCACGCCGTCAATCAGGCCGGCAATCAGCTTCAGGACTTCGTCGCCCTTGACCTTGTTGGACTGCGTGAGCGTGACTTCCGTGATGCCCGCCGTTTGCAGGCCCGTGATGCGCGCGCCCGCCTCGTTCGCGCCGGTGTCGCCCCGGAAGATGGTGCGGTCGATCTTCTCCACCATCGCGCCCCGCAGGTCGCGCAGGATCGCGTCCGAGAGGCCCGGCAGCCGGGCGTCGTCCTCGATGCTGTAGACCGCGTGCACGCTGGACCGCGTCGGCTTGATCTCCGTTACGGCCGCCGTGATGGTCGCGGCGGTGGCCGCCTGCGTCCGGCCCCGCTGGGCGGGGTTGGCGTCCGACGTGATGACCGGATAGGCCGATACGCCGGGCCGCACGCTTGGCATCGTGATGCCCAGCCGGCGCGCCGCCGTGTCGGCAAACAGCCGGTCAATCCAGCTGCCCTGGTTCGCGCGGACGTCGCCGTCAATCTTGGCGCGCTCTTCGAGGTCCGGGGCCGGCAGCCCATCGGCCAGCAGGTCCAGCGGGAAGCGATCCGCGGGAATCGCCAGGTGCTGGTTGTACTCGGCCTCGGGGCCGGTCGTGACGCCGTTGCCACTGAGCGCGGCCGCCACGGAGGGGCCGAACGTCACGCGCTCGCGCAGTTCGCGCAGTTCGCGCTCCTCGGCGGTCTCGCGGGTCTCGCCCTCGCCCTCGCCGTCGCCACCCTCGCGGGTCTCGCCGGCGTCGCCGTCCAGCGTCAGGGCGGCCTGCAACTCGGTTTCGCTCGCCTTGAGCTTCGCCGTCAGCGCCGCCAGGTCGGCATCGAACGTGTCGGCCCGCTGCTCGGCTGGCGTGTCCAGCAGGTCGCCGATTTGCTGGCGCAGCTCACTGCGCCGGAGTTCAATCGTTTGGGCACGGGTCATGGACCGTCTCCGGGAGACTACCTATTCACCATGTCTTAGCCGATTAAGCCAGTGGTGTAAACGGTTTTGACACCGCACCTAAGCTCTAGCGCTGGCCTATGGCTCGCCAGCGTCTAAAGTGCGCGCTAGCGCATGCCTTACGTGAGGGCGTCCACCAGGGCGCGCCAGGCCCTCGCGCGCGGGCCGACGGGCGGCCGGTGGGCCTGGATATGGCAGCCGCGGCAACTGGTCGTGAGGTTGTCCGCATCCCGCGCGGCACCGCCGTCTTTGAGCGCCCGCACGTGGTGGACTTCCAGCATGCCCGCCTTGCCGCACTGCTGACAGCGCCAGCCGTCGCGGTCCAGCACGTGCCGCCGTAGGCGCTCCCAGCGCGCGCCCTTGAGCCCATGCCGCCGATGGTGCCTAGACAACGGCGTAACGCACGCCGCTGGTGGCCGCCGCCTTGTGCCGGCGTGAGCCCTCCGCGACCGCCAGAATGGCCGCCGCGACGGCGTCGTCTTTCGCACGGGCGCGCCGCCCGCCCTCACTCGACTTCGCCAGCTTCGAGTTGCCGGCCACGTCGCTCACCGTGCGCGCTTCGGCCATCGCGCTGCGCAGCAGCAGGCTGGGCTCGGGCGTCACGCGGGTCTCAAGGCACGCGGCCCGGAATTCGCGCACGTCTTCGCTCCCATCCTTGAAGCCTTGCCCGCGCGTCGCCAGGGCCGCCAGGGGGAAGCCGATCGCTTCGAGCGCCTGCCGCAGTTCGGCCTCGCGCCAGCGGTCGCAGACAATCACGTCGGGCCGCCCGTAGCGCCGCAGCCCTTCGACCAGGAGCGCGCCGATATCCACCACGCGGCGCCCCAGCGTCAGCAGCTCGCCACGGGCCGCCATGCGCACGTAGATGCCGCCGACTCCATCCTGAATGCCACGCTCGCCCAACGGCGGTTCCTCAGGGAACGCCGCCACGCTGGCGAGCGCGCCAGTGGCCGGCCAGTGGGCCGCGATCGCACTCATGGCGCCACCGCTCCCCAAGTCGAGGCCCCAGCAGCAGGGGCCGCCGGCGTCGGCCTCACCCTCAATGCGCTCCCAGGTCGCGGCATCCAGTAGCAGGCCCTCGACCACGTCGCTCACGCCCTGATTGAGCCGCAGCGCGCGGAAGCTGGCGAGCGCGACCGGATCGAGCCGCGCTTTTGCCGCGTCGGCGCGGATCGCGGCCTCAAGGTTCGGCATGCCGTCCATGCTGGGATTCGCCCGCCGCCAGGTGCGGCGCTGGAACGGCGGGTCATTGGGCCGGGCCGCGTAGCTCAAGGCGAAGTCGGCCCCGCCGGCCAGCATCCGGCTGAACCAGTGGGCGGCCCGGTCGGAGCGCGTACCCAACGCGATGAACCGCGAGCCCGGCACCTTGCCGAGACTGGTCAGCAACGCGGCGAGCATGCGTTCCGCCTTGCTGGCCTCCCACTGCGCCGGCTCGTCCGCCAGAATCAGGGCCGACGCGCCGCCATGCGCCCGCCGCGGGTCGCTCCCCAGGCAGCGCACGCGGGCGCCCGTGTGCCGGTCTGTCAGGATCGCGCGGTTTGCCGAGTCCTCTTTGCGCCAGCGCGACGGGTCGCGGGCGAGTTCGTCGGCCAGGAACGCGAGCACGTGGTCAAAGACGATGCGCGATTGATCGAACGACGATGCCACGCATGTGACTTCGCCCCGTGGCACCACCAGGGCGCCGCGAACGGCGCTCACCGCGAGGCCCGCCACGATGGTGGACTTGCC